TTATCTTCTGTTCATATAAATAACGTTCTCCTCTTGTGCCATATTTGTGACATTGCGATTCAAAATCGTGTCAATTTTGCTCGCGTGTTCGCTAAGGTGTCCGGCCGAAAGATGGGCGTATCGCTGTACCATTTCCAGAGTTTCCCATCCGCCCATTTCTTTTAGCGCCAGCAGTGAAACGCCAGACTGAACTAACCAGCTAGCCCAGGTGTGTCTAAGGTCATGGAAGCGGAAGTTACTTATGCCTGCCCGCTTAAGTGCTCCTCTCCATGCCTTGTTGCTGTCCGTTCGCATTTTCCTTACTGCGGCTGTTTTCGTACCGTCATTCCGGTAAGCCGGTGTCGTGTGCACGAAAACCCACCTCTTATGCTTTCCTTTCTGCTTCTCCAGTATCTGGCATGCGGTCTCGTTCAACGGTACACCGATTGCGTTACCCGCCTTGGTCTCATCTGGATGCATCCATGCCATCTTTTTCTCCAGATCGACCTGAGACCATTCGAGGTTTGTAACATTCGACCGGCGAAGGCCGGTGGTGACAGCAAAAACGACAACAGGGAAGAAGTGGGGAGCTATCTCTGCAAAAAGACGCTTTGACTCTTCCTCTGTTAGCCAGCGAATCCGTCCGTTCTTCACTCGTGGCGTTGATATTTTTGGGGCTCTATCCAGCCAGCTCCATTCGACAGCCATATTGAGAATGGCTCTGAGTATTGCCAGGTGCCTGGTGCGCGTTCCTTTAGATGCCAGCTTTTTGGTATATTCAGGAACAGGCTTGCCAAGCCTTATGCATCTGTCACGGGTCATTTCCCAGTTAAGCCGGTGGCGGCGGTTTTCCATCCCGTCTACCGCCTCCATTATTTTTGCTGCGGTGATGTCAGATAAAAGTCTCCCGCAGAAGTGCATCATCCAGAAACCGATAATGCTTTTGTCATCGTCCAGGCTTTTCTTCTCCTCCTTCTCTCTTATCCACCTTACGCAGGCCTCATCGAAAGTCTTCCTGGGCGACTCCCCCATCTTTTCGACGCGCCATGCCTCAGCCTTCAGACTATCGTGAAGCTCCTGCGCCTGCCTTTTGTCCGTTGTTTCAAGAGATCGTCTAATTCGGCTGCCGTTTGGCGCGACGAAGTCACAGTGCCATGTGTCGCCGCGTAGTTTGATTGACATGCTTTATTCCTCTGCATCTCAACCGCATTCACGTTGCTATTGTGTCGCGTAGACTTTAGCGCCGCAATGCAGTCTGACTTACAAATCCGGTATGGGCTCTTTGGTTTCTCCGGGTTTATCTTTGCTGCCTGCAACCGGCCGCTTCGGATCCACTGAGTAACCGTACCCTTATCCAGCTTGAGGAATGCCGCAGCCTCCTCTCGGGTGAAGATTTCTTCTTCCACTGCTTTTCTCCAGGCGTAAAAAAGCCGCCATCAGGCGGCCTGTTCATCTTCACGGTTGGTTAGGTCATAAAACTGACCGTACGTTAGCCTCTGGAAGCTTTCGGGGATTACCACATCACCGTGACGCTCACTTTTGTCGTTTGGGATAGCGAAAACCAGCGCATCATCACGGCCAGGACATTTACCGCCATACGTGCTCAGCATGGCAAACCCGCATCCTCGACCCGCTGGTCCGCCAATGCCTGTTCGCATGACACCATAATGATCAATGATGTACGACTGCCAGAGCGGCAGAGCTTTGAGTTGCTTGTTTGCCTCATCCTTTACCGCTTCCAGCGTTTTTTGATACTCACGGCCTTCTTTGCTGTTTCCTTTGCCTCGCGCGATAACAACTCGCTTGCCTTCCCAATAGTCCTCGCTTTTGATGGTCACCGGGGCAGGGAATGCAAAACCTTTTTCCCACACGAAAGCCTGTATCAGCCCGCCCTTATCTCCCCAGCTGCTGCTATTTATCCATGCGATAGCGCCAACCTTATCAATGGCCGCCTGCATGATTTCGTTTCGCTTTTTGCCTATTTGGTCGTAGCCATCAATAAGCGCCTTCACTTCCGGCCCTTCAACGATGTAGTAGTCGTAATGTTTGCTCTGGTCAGACATAAATTTCTCCAATAAAAAACCCGCCGAAGCGGGTCATGGTGTTAACTCAAAATTGTCATCCCACGGCGGGAATGTCTGCATCCTTCCATGCGACATGATGTACTCCGTCGCCACAGCCATAGAACTTGGCTTCTCGAACTCCAGCATAAAAACATCATCGTAAGCTTTCCCTAGCCACCATCCGCCACCGTACTCCTTCGCTCGCTGTATGAGCACCCATCTACCGGGCGTAATGCGGTGATGTATCTCGCCGCGATAGATGATTAAGTAGTCCGAGTCTTTGCTCATGACGCACCTCAAAATAACTGTATTTATATACAGTAAATTGAGGTGGGCGGGCTGTCAATTCTTGGTGGGAGCTTCCGGGAGAGGCATCCAGTGGGTAGCAGGGAGCTCGCGCCCAGAAACGACTGATGTGAAATATCGGTAACTGGCTCCTGAGTGCTCCATTTCGCCAACATTCACGCCCCCATTATCTGCGGTTAGAACTATGTCGCCCACCTCCGGCATCCGCTCACTGCACGCTATCCAGCCAGCAGTTACCGGCGCGGGAGCTGCGGCCAAATAGCAATCTTCACACAGACCATCAACCGAATACCCGACGATGCTAGCGCTGCATTTTTTGCAGATCCTACGCATATTCGAGTTAACAACCGCAACCGGATCCGCCCGCTCCCGCAGCGCCGAGAGAGCGATACGCGCCAGCTCCAGTTCGATAGACCACGTGCGCTCTTTGAGAGGCTCAGGGTTATCTGAAAGCATCATATTGGCAAAATCGATGCGCCCATGAGCTGCTGCGATCAGCTGTTCTTTGGTGAATGTCATGAGTTAGTAGCTCCTGAAACCGTTGCAATCTCGAAGGAACTCGACGATGAAGCCCTTCATCTTTTCGGGCTCACTTCCAGACCATCCATCCGGCGGCGTCCACGCTTCAACGAGGGCCGCCATCTTTTTGGCTTTGGCCGGCGTCACATCCAGCGGGTCGTTGGTGTGTTGCTGGTTGACCAGTTTCTCCATGCCAGGAATATCCAGCACCGCAAACCACGTGCCGTTAGCCAGTCCGAGCCCAGCTATTCGCTCGCCCGAACGGCGTTTATCGACCAGTTCTACGCTCACGCTTCACCCCCTGTCTCAAGGTTGATGCCCGCTGATTTCAGCAGGTCGATAACCTGTTTTTCGCTATACGCGGGATAGCTGTGGTCTGCGTAAGTGCAAGCAGGGCGTGGCAGCGCTACTGTCCGCGCCTCAAGCTCCGCGATGCGCTTCTCTGCGGATTCAAGTGCATCGAGCGTCACTTCCAGGATGTCGCGCATTTGCTCGGCATTCCCGTGACTGGCTTCGTCGTAACGTTCCCAAAGGCGAGAGAATCTTGACTGATACGGGGCCGCCGCTTTCAGTTTTGCTGTGCTTGTCATGCGGCACGCTCCTGCTTCTGTTTGTTGTACACAGCCCAACTAAGCGCATCGAGTTTGTCACGTCCCGCTTTATCGTACATGTGGATACCGTCACTGGCGGCGTGCTCTTTCTTGACCTGCTCTTCAAGCTCAGATAACTGATCGTATGAAAGTGTTGCGAGCTTAAGCCGATTCCAACCAAAGTTTCGTATTCTGCTCATGCGGCACCGCCTTGACGCAGCTCGACTGCGAAATCGCTGGCAATATTTACTGCCTCATCAAGTCCTATCATTTCGTCTTGACGGCAACTTACGATTGAATTGCTAATTTTCAGGCAAACAGCATCAACAGCGCTGGCCCGCACTTCCCGCAGAAATGCGTCGGTGGCTGGAAGAACCATAACCGCAAGTTTACTGATGATTTTCTGCACTTCCGGAGGGCATTGGTCGTAATGCTCATCAGTAATGAATACGGCGTCGTTGTGAATGGCTTCTACTGCGTTAAGTTCATTAGCCAGTTCATTGCACTGCTTCATCTTTTCGCGCAGCGCCGCGGTGGTAACGTCGAGCTTATCCGCCAGGTGGACAATCATCTTCGCGATATCAATCAGCGGTGTATTGCTGTCGAGGCACTTCGCCAGCTCGTGACCAGCTGCGATTAATTCGTCGTTATTCATTTCTTCGCTCCAAACCAGCGATTCAGATAGCGGTTGTTATTCACGGAGCCGAAGCTGTTGCGCTTCATGAGCTCTTCGCGGCTCGGCATCGGAATGTGCTTGCGGTCAGATTTACCGCCTACCGTGACGGTTAAATAATTTGCCTGGTCTCTGGACATGGTTAACTCCTTAATCGCTACGAACGTGACCGTAGCGACCGAGGAACTGGCGCATACGGTTATCTGTTTCTTCAGGGCGGCGCGGGCCAGTGGTGACGAATCCCGGCATAAACGATGCTGCCAGGTTGTCGTCCCACAACTGCCGGTCGGCCAGCGCATCAGCCTGGCGGATCATTCGAGCTTCCTTGCTCTCGGTTTCGTACTGCTTTCCCAGCGTCTCTTGCAGGTGTGCTTTGATGCGCGCCAGCACCTCTTCTTTGGTGCCGGAGCGTTTTGGTGGGCGTGCGTATCCCGCCCCGGTAAGAGGTGATGACATTGATGGCTCCATTATTTTGGAAGGATTACCCAGGATTGGAGCTCTGTGCAGAACTCCGCGCCGATATCTTGCGGGTGTTCGGGAGGGAGAATGACTTGCTTGCCGCTATTCCTGTCTATTCCGTGAGAAGTTATTAGCTCTGGCTTTCCAGTTGCTTCATTCACCTCTTCCGTGGTGATGACATAAACCATCTCCCCCTCCCGCTTTAAAAAGGCACATCGTCTTCAAAGTCCATAGGAGGGGCTGATGACTGTTGAGTTGGTTGTCTTTGTTTTGTGGACTGAGATTGCTGTCGAGGCTGGTCTGACTGCTGCTTTCCGCCCAGCATCTGCATGGTGCCGCCGACGTTAACCACCACTTCGGTAGAGTAGCGATCCTGACCGCTCTGGTCCTGCCACTTACGGGTGCGCAGCTGACCTTCAATGTAGATCTGCGAGCCTTTGCGCAGGTATTCGCCCGCCACTTCCGCCAGCTTGCCGTACAGCACGACGCTGTGCCATTCGGTCACTTCTTTCATCTCGCCGGTCTGCTTGTCTCGCCACGATTCAGATGTTGCGAGGCGAAGACTTGTTACCGCTCCGCCGTTAGGCATATATCGAACCTCAGGGTCTTGCCCGAGGTTGCCGACCAGAATCACCTTGTTTACGCCTTTGCTCGCCATTTATGCCGCCTGTTTCAGTTCTTTTATTCGGATGCCGGTTACGTCTTTGCACTTCGCCTGGTGCTCAGGGAAGCCGTTAAGGCGCGTCCATGTTGATGCGTACTGCTCCTGCAATTTCTTGGCGTCGTTCTCGGTGCCTGCATACTGCGCGAACTCAGCCAGAATGGTGTCAGCATCAGCAGGCTGGATGTGGTGAACCTCCGCGTCAGCATCAATCGCCGTCTCTTCTGTCGGGATGCAGAACGCCTGAAACGCTGCATATTTGTAGGCAATAGACATGGCTTTGTTCGTTGCCTTGTCGCCGCTATCCATCGCTTCGCCGTATGTCACAACCGTGTGAACACTGCCGTCTTTTGTGCTCACAAAGTCGAACTCTGCTTTAACCACCACATAGAACAGGACAGTGCCTTTTGGAGTCGTGCGCTCGGTTACGGTGCGCTCAGTGATGCGCGGGAGGATAAGGAGTCCGTGATTAACCAACGCCGGAGCCAGCGCGTTATAGACCTGGTCGATGCCGCGAAACTTGAAGTTTTGCTGCGTGTTCGTCCTGTCCTTGCTGATGCCGGTAGCCGCCATTTCCTTGGCTACAGCGCTGATTGCCTGATAAACAAGCTTCTCTGTCATGAGTAATTCCCCGCGAACTCTTGCCACGTGATTGGCTGATTCATGCGCTCAGCCGCCAGGTTAATTTGCTGCTCCACCTCTTCTTCAATTTCAGGAGAGATGAGAGCGATAAAGTCGTCGTCTTCTAATTCATGCAGCATGTTTTTTGTTCCAGTCGTCGTCCTGAATATCGTTCCATCCCATCGCGATTTCCCACGCCCATTCATATGCTGAGTGGCGTCCGTCAACCGTATCCGGGAATGCAGCTTCATAGAGCTTGTTGAACTCGCGATTACCTTGCTGAACCAGAATGGTTCCGTTAACAGGCAAAATATTCATAACTTGGCACTCCGGGTTGAGAGAGGATGTCGGCCAGCTTTTTCCAGCCAGTGCGTAACTTGCGTGTGATGAGGTCGAGTAGCGATTCAGAGCAGCCCACAACAGGCCACCCTGCAAAAGCGAACTGTTGCATGGTGTTATCCTTGGTTAATTGGCATAGCGAAAACGCCTCGAATGAAGCGCTGTTGATATGCAGGCGAAAAAAAGCCCCGACTAGCGGGGCGAACAGACAACAAGGGTTATTTCTCCATTTAACCAGAACAGGTCTTCGTCTCCTGTCTTGGTTATGATGCGGATTGCATCAGATAACCGACCAATGGGATCGGCTATCGGCTGCTATTCAGCGGGCGGGGCAGGAAGTGGCATCCAGTGGGTGACATCCTGGCGAATTGGCATAATTCCGTATGCGTCATCCCATCGTCCCTCAAAATAATACAGAGTCGATATGTCGCCACACTTGAAGCATGCGAGCACCTGCTGCTCTGCATTCTCTTCCGGCATCCGCTCGCTACATTTAATCCATTCGCTCATATCTCACCTCAAATAAGTGGCTTGCTGCCAAAAAGAAAGGCCGCTTATTCTGCGACCTCATCTGCGTATTCTTTGCTGGTTAACCAGTCTGGTCTTTCACCCTTGCCAAGATAGAAATCAATAATATCCAGCAAGCGTGGGTAAAACTTCAGGGCCTTACGACCATCCATTTCAGCAATTTCATGCTTGCTGTATTTACGCCATTCTTCTGCGGTATGGTTCTGGCAACCGGCGCGGACATATTCGCCGTTCGTGATGCTGATGAAGTACTTCTCACCTATGATTACATATGTGAGATCAGGCAGGTCGGCACCGTACAGGTCGGCACCGTACAGGTCGGCACCGCGCAGGTCGGCACCGCACAGGTCGGCACCGCGCAGGTTGGCACCGCGCAGGTCGGCACCGCACAGGTCGGCACCGCGCAGGTTGGCATCGCACAGGTCGGCACCGTACAGGTTGGCACCGCGCAGGTCGGCATCGCTCAGGTCGGCATCGCGCAGGTTGGCACCGCGCAGGTCGGCACCGCGCAGGTCGGCACCGCGCAGGTCGGCACCGTACAGGTCGGCACCGTACAGGTTGGCACCGCGCAGGTCGGCATCGCTCAGGTCGGCATCGCGCAGGTTGGCTTTAGATCCGTTTTCACCAAACGAAGTCACCCACACTTTGTGCTCATCCAGAATTTTTGATAATTCAGCAGAGTTCATTTTGTTAATCCTTTTGATAGTCGTAATAAGCAGGAATCGATTTACCGCGCATTTTCTGGTGCGCGTTCATCAAGTGGGTAGGGTGGTTAACCGGCTTCTTGTATGCCGGGTTACGCTTGCGTTCGGTTACTTCCGGCTTCTTGTCGCGGAGAGCTACGAGCGAAGTGGCTCGGTCTGCTCTGACGCAACCAGAAAGCTTCTGTTCGATTCGGCGAGAAAGAGAAGCGTCTTGCTGTGCCTGTTCAATCTTGGCGGCCCGGCGCGCTTTATAGCGGCTCTTGGCAGTGCCTTTTGCTTCTTTCCAGATGATGGTTGCCATGCTGACCTCCGGTTAAGTGGTTTAGGTACATGGCGCGCCAGATGCTTATCTTCTGGTTTCTTCTGCGAGCTGCAATTCGCGCCATCTCCAAAACCACCTGGGTTCTGGTCTCAACGGTTAGGTTGAGAGTTCATCGATGTTAAAGAGCGATGCCAATCTGTTCCGTTTGGCTGACAGCGTCCTGCTGATGACTTAATAGTACGATGTGTATTTGCTTCTCGTCAATACGAAATGTATAAAATACTTAAATAATGATGCATCGTTTTGTATTTAAAAGGATTTTAATTTGATGTAACTAACAACAAGGTTGTTGTTAGTGAAAAAATGAGTGGAGGGATGGTATGGTCCAGGAGGAGGCTGTGTTGAGGTGGGCGCATACACCTAGATAGGCTGGCAGGTGCTGGCGTGATAGTTATGTGCGGGCAATAAAAAACCCGGCGCGGTGGCCGGGTTGGGTTTATTCCACGCTTTTATCGCTTTCTGGCGGTAGATACATTGTCATCTGCACTGGCTTCTTCCCGTAATGATGAGCTACTCTGCTCCGAAGCTCATGCATTGTGTCGCAAGTTTTCGCTACACCAATAACTTCCCAGCAGCGAGACACTAGCTGTCTTACGCCAATATTTTCTGTAAGTTGCCTATGCCAGTGAACTCCCGTTGAAGGTTTGTTTTCTCTGAGATACTTAGCCACATCAGGATCGAGCGTGTCATAAATCAACTCAATCACGAGCTTTCCCCACCATTTAGGTCGTGTTTGCAGTGGGGTGCTCCAACCAGTGAGTCTGCCAAACTCTTCCCAAAGCTCATCTGGAAAGGTCTTCTCCCAAGCTCTTAACTCTTCTGCTATAAAGGCTCTCAGTTTTACTTGTAACGCATCTTCGGCGCGCTCGTACTGATAACCAGTTGCCTCATCTATCAACGCATCAAGGCCGGTTCTTGTAAGACCAGAAGAAAGAACGGCACACTTTATGGCAATTTGACGCTGGCGAGGAGTTAAGGTCGATTCTGTACTATAAAGCGCCTGGATATAGCCACGGCAGATTAGCTCGAACTGCTCAGATTTTAATCCTTGGCTTTTAAACTGCGTTCCTGGAACTGAAAACTCTAAAAGTTCCTCCAGGATTAAGTCACTGTTTATATAGTCTTTTAGTGACCTTGCACCTATATAGTCCGCCAGCGCGCCAGAGTCTACTTCAGCAATAGCTTTGACTGTAGCACGTAGTGCAATAACACGATCGCCCGTATCAAGAACATAGCAGTCTATATCTTCTCCGCCGAGGTTGATTTTTCCTTTCCATTTAGCGAAGGGAGACTGCATCGGAGGTGTTACTTCTGGTTCCATCTCGTCCTCTTTTTTCTTAATTTCCCTGAATAGTTAACGCTCCGATCTAATGTCGAATGCGCGCTGTGTATAAATTATCGTAAGATTACGCAAATACTTAATCTAACTAAAATCACCAGATTGTGCTTTTCTTCTTCTGGGATTTCCCAGCTATGCGCCGACCAGAACACCTTGCCGATCAGCCAAACGTCTCTTCAGGCCACTGCGCCTTAACTACCTTGCCTATGATGCGGCAGCTATGGTCGCAATCCAGGGTTCTGTATGCCGGGTTTAAAGGCACCAGGTAACTAACCCCTGCATCCTTCTCATACTTCTTGAACGTTGCCTCTGAATCACCATTTGCAGAGGCAACGCAGAAATCCCCAGACTCTACCGGCTCGGCCGGATCAACGAGTATCAGCATACCCTCAGGAAAGCTCGGCCTTACGCCCTGCGGGGCAGTCATGGAGTGGCCTTTCACCTCAAGCCAGAAAGCTTTTTCGCTGGCTTTTGTTGTAGTAGCTACCCATGACTTTGCGTCGCTTGCTGTGTAGCTTCCAACCTCTGAAAATGGTCCAGCCTGCACTGAAGAAAATAACGGGTACTCATACTGTTTTTTAACTGGTTTATCTAATGGCTTATCACCAATAGTGAAAGTACCATCAGAGTTAAATTTCACATCGTAAATACCCAAATACTCAAAGATTGAACCAATTTCCTGCAAGGAAGGGTTCCGCATTCCTCTAAGCCAATGACCAACCCCACCCTGAGTTTTGCCTAAAGCCTCAGCGAGATCTTCTTGGGTTACACCAAGCTCTTTCATTCTGGTTTTAGCCAGTTCATTCCAGGTAGTTTTCATAAGCTAATTATTACGCAGTGTATTGTTTGCATCCATGCACAATGCGTATTTTTTATCTTGCGATTTAAAAGTACGATGTGTATTATTGATTTGAAACACAGCATGGAGCCTATATGAGCAATTTAAAAATGTACCGGGAGAAGGTTCGAATCTCCCAAGCAGCTCTGGCCGAGATTATAGGGTGTACTCAAGGTGCCATTGGTCACTGGGAAGCAGGTCGTCGCCACCCGGACCTGAAAACATGCCGACACCTAGTTAAGACGCTTAATAAGCTCGGTGCAAAAGTGAAATTAGACGACGTGTTCCCTCCGGAACGGTCAGCCGCCTAAGTAGTACCCGCTCTTTAACAGTTCTGGCCGCTCACCTCTAACCGGGTAAGCAAAAACCAAGTGGCAGGCCCCACGGTCTGCTCACGTATCTATCTAAACAACAAAGGAAGAATACCGAATGGAACACGCAAATAAACGCAACGAGGCGTTACGCATTGAGAGCGCCTTGCTTAACAAGATCGCAATGATTGGCACAGAGAAAACAGCAGCAGCTGTAGGTGTTGATAAAGCGCAAATCAGCCGCTGGAAGCGAGACTGGATTCCTAAGTTCTCGATGTTACTTGCAGTACTGGAATGGGGTGTCGTGGATGACGAGATGGCCCGCCTTGCTGAGCAGGTAGCGAAGATACTCAAAAATGAAAAGCCCCAAACGAGCTGCAACTCGTTTAGGGCCTGAGCAACTGTGTTACGCCAACACAATCAACAGGAGACATTTTAATGCGAAAACGCAGGAAGTACCAGGAAAAAGAAGAGATTCGGCACCCTGAATCACCTGACGGGTTGGTTGTAGCGGCAGCCAATAACAGATCGTTCGCTGAACGGTTCATTGGTGTTTATCGACTGGCTAAGGCAGGAGTGAAGAATGGGCGTCGTTAAATTAGCAGACTACCGGCAGCAAGAAAGCCGCGTAAACCAGCAGGAGGCAGCCGGTATGGGGTTTGTCTCTATACACCGCCAGTTTATGGATAGCCGACTCTACAAGGACTCTCAGGCCGTGCATCTTTGGGTGCATCTCATCCTCAAGGCAAACCATGAGGATACCGTCGTAAACACCGATGTTGGACCGGTTACCGTTGAGCGCGGGCAGATGATTACAGGCCGCCCGACACTGGTAAGCGAAACGTTCATTCCCGACAACAAAATTAAGAGCCTCCTGCGAAGTTTTGAGGCTAAAGGGATGATTACCGTCACGTCGATGCAGAAGAAATTCAGCCTCATCACCATCGTAAAATATGACGATTTTCAGGCTCAAAATTGTCCAACGAATGTCCAAGACTTGTCCAACGCTAACCCCAGTAAAAATGCGGCTCTCAGAGCTGTTTGTCCAAGCGATGTCCAACGTTTGTCCATAAACAATAATATAAATAATAACTCATTACCTAAAGGTAATGAGTATGTCGCAAACGAGCCTGAAGAACAGAATCAAAAGCCCGTCGTGCAGAAGCCAAAAATTTCCTGCGAAGAAGTCTGGCAATGCCTGAAAGATGAATTGCCAGAAGCCAGGGGGTGGAGATGCCTCACTGATGAGCGTCGTAACCTCATCCGCACCTTCTGGGGCAAGGCGAACAAGATCGCCCGCAATCTGGATGGCAAGCCTCTCGACATGGAAGGCTTCAGGGGATACCTGAAATACATCAGCGAAAACTGCCGCTGGATGCTGGAAGACCGGCCTGACCAGAAGACCGGCAGGACGTGGCGCCGCATGAAGTTTGACAGCTTCCTGAACTCGAAGCTCTACATCGAAGTGCGTGAGGGTGATCGCGATGACCGATGACATCAAAACCCCGCCATGTAACTACGAGGCTGAACAGGCCGTTCTCGGCTCAGTGATGGTCGCCCCGGACAGCGACAACGTCCAGAAGGTGCTCGGCTTCCTGAATGCGGACATGTTCTACAGCAGGCAGCACGGCAGAATCTTCGCAGCGTTGCAGGGACTGAACGCCAAAGGCAAGGCGCTGGATATGCTGACGCTTTCAGACGCTCTGGAAATGCAGGGAGAGCTTGAACAGGTAGGCGGCTTTGCTTATCTGGCAGACATTTCCCGCAACACGCCAAGCGCCGCTAACGTCATGCACTACGCCAATGTCGTGAAGGATAAATCGACAGAGCGCATGGCAATTGAGCAGGCTACGAAGATGCTTGAGGTGCTCTACTCGCGCTCAGGAATGACGACCGCACAGAAGCTGGAAGCCGTTCAGGCGCTGGCGATGAAGGTCGATGACAAAGCCAAAACCGGCAATCATCGCGGCCTGATGACGTTCAGGGATGCATTCAACAAATGGACTTATCAGGTCGGTGAGCGACTGGAAGGCAACCCGTCATCGGTAGGCCTGACGTCCGGGATTGAGGCTCTGGACGAAATGCTGGAGCCCAAGCGAATCGTGCGCGGCTCTCTTTTCGTTGTAGGTGCGCGCCCGAAGATGGGCAAGACCACCGTCTACCAGAAAATGGCTATCCACTGCGCGCTGGTAGAAAACCTGCCAACCCTCGCATTCAGCCTCGAAATGCCGACCGAGCAGCTGGTAGAGCGAATCATCTCGCAGCACTCCCGCGTGAAGTCGGATGTGTTTTACCAGAACGGCTACAACGAAAACCAGTTCGCCCAGGCACTCGCCATGGGTACGCAGATTGCCGACAGCAACAATCTGTACATCGACGATACGCCGGGCCTGTCTCTGGCTCACATCGTATCCGAGTCGCGCCGCATTAAGCGCGAGCGCGGCGAGGTGGGGATGATTCTTGTCGACTACCTGACGCTCATGGCTGCCGAGAAGGCGGATACCGAGGCTCAGGCATACGGCATCATCACTAAAGGTCTCAAGGTACTGGCTAAAGAGCTTAACTGCGTTGTCGTGCTTCTGACGCAGCTTAACCGTGGTTCAGAGGCTCGCGCCAATAAGCGACCGCAGCCGAGCGACTCACGCTCTACCGGCCAGATTGAGCAGGACTGTGACTACTGGCTCGGTATCTATCGCGAATCGGAGGATGACGACACGGTTAACCCGGCAGAAACAGAGCTGCTTTTGCGCCTTAACCGCCACGGAAACACAGGCACTGTTTATGTTGAGCAGCGCAACGGCATTCTTTACGACATCGACCAGCAAGAGGCGCGTTTCCGCAGGGAAGAGCGCGAGCGCAAACCGAATAAGAAAGGGGGTTTTTGATGAGCACTATTACCAATAAGCGTTTAGAGAAACTGTCATTGCAGCGAGACGAACTGCTGGCGGCACTGGAAGACATCATTGCCTACAACGTCCAGTATGCTACCGACAAATACGGTGACGCATCCAAGGCTGAAACGATGGCCTGCGTCCGACGTTGCCGAGAAGCCATTGCCCGCGTCGCCATGCTCAACCAGTCGCAGCCAGTGGCCGAAACCGACACCACACCGCAGCAGTTCGAATCGCTGGCAGGTAAGGCGGTTGTACCGGCGGGATGGAAACTGGTGCCGATTGAGCTAACAAAGGAAATGCTCAAGCAAATTCACCCTTTTGCGGAGAGGACGGACTGATGTTCACAGACGCGCTGATTCTGCTGTGCAGTGCATTTGTATTGGCTAAAGAGGAGAGTCGCCGTGGATAAGAGCAGAGAGCAGTTTGAGGCTGAGATAAGCAAAAAGTTTGGCGACCTTATCGACCAACGTGTTTGCAAGAACAGTGATGGCGATTATATGGCGTGGGATATGCAGGTCGCATGGTGGGCATGGCAGGCATCACGTGCAGCGGTGGAGATTGAGCTACCACCAAAGTTTGGGGAGCATCAGCAACAGCTGGAGGGAAATGGATGGAATTGGATGAGGAGTCATTCCGTTAATGCTATCCGCGCCGCCGGTCTCAAGGTTAAGGGGGGGTGATGTTCAATGCAAATCGAAATGATAAAAAATGCCGGGGGCGTATTCGCTCCAGCGTTTGATCATGATTTGCCTCGTCTAAGTAAGTTTAAAAATGGCGAGATGTACACCGCCGAATTCAAGTTAACCCGCAACCCCGCCTTTCACCGAAAGATGTTCACCTTCTTCAACTTCTGCTTTCAGCACTGGGCTGCTGAACAGGCAGGGCTTGAGCATGCCGATGAAACCACCCAGTTCAACAGGTTCAGGAAAGACCTGACCATTCTGGCTGGCTTCTACGACATGGTGACGAATATTCGAGGAGAGGTAAGGGCAGAGGCAAAAAGCCTGGCTTACGGAAGCATGGAAGCAGATGAATTCGAGCGCTGCTACAACGCAATGATCAACGCAGCAATTAGAAACGTGTTCGGTCAGACAAAAGACCAGAGCACTCTCAATCAACTATATAGTTTTTTCTGAGGTGCATATGGAAGAAGTTTGGGTTGCTGTGGCCGTATGCCCTGGCTATGAGGTGAGTAATTTTGGAAATTTTAGATCCGTAGACAGGCTAGTTGATTTTCCTGCATGCAGAAGAGCCAAAGGATATACCCGATTTATCAAAGGAAAGACTGTAAACCCATTTATTTGCAAGTCGACAGGGTATCTTCAGATAAAAGTTAAGGGAAAAAAATACAACGTTCATAGGTTGGTAGCTTTTGCACACTGCGAAGGATATGCAGATGGGTTAGTTGTAAACCACAAGAATGGAATAAAGAGCGATAACCGAGCTGAAAATCTTGAATGGGTCACTCAATCTGAAAATAACTTACATGCATTCCGTGTTAACGGAAGAGTACCAACTTCACTGGGTAAATTCAGTGGTGAGCACCCTACAAGCAAGGCCGTAATATCCACTGACATGAAAACCGGAGAGGAAAAGTTTTATGAGGCTGCTATGGATGCAGTTAGGGAAGGGTTTGATAGCTCATCAATAAGCCGCTGCTGCAATGGCGAGAATGCGTATCACAAAGGTAAATATTGGCGCTTTGCTGAAATAAGGAATGCCGTATGAAACGAAGGCGAAGTATCACCGACATAGTCTGCGAAAACTGCAAATACCTTTCAACGAAACGCTCCAGAAATAAACGCAAGCCAATCCCAAAAGAATCTGACGTAAAAACCTTCAACTACACGGCTCACCTGTGGGATATCCGGTGGCTTAGAGAACGTGCGAGGAAATGACAATGCTTTTAATTCAACCTGGATTTGGCCTTAGCATCAAAAAAGGGCACATGTTTGGTGAGAAAGAGTCACAACGAAAAATGGTGTCGATACAGTTGCCATTTATCAGTATTTGTTGGCTAAACAGGGAGGCAACAAATTATTGGTATACATGCGCCAGAGCAGCATTTAACGACCCTGACTGGTTTGTGAAAAACCACCATGCGGTTCGTCAGGCAAAGAGAAAGGCCAATACGACATACATGAAGGCGTATCGAAAAGCATGGAAAGAACACCGCGATCGATACCAACAAGACATGGAAAAACTTGAATCAGAAAATATGGAATTAAGACGAAAGCTTGGTGAAGCAAAACGAGATATTGATGCTTACAAGCGACTTTTTAATGGTGAAAGCCATGCTTAGTCCATCCCAATCTCTCCAATACCAGAAAGAAAGCGTCGAGCGAGCTTTAACGTGCGCTAACTGCGGTCAGAAGCTGCATGTGCTGGAAGTTCACGTGTGTGAGCACTGCTGCGCAGAACTGATGAGCGATCCGAATAGCTCAATGTACGAGGAAGAAGACGATGAATGAGTTAATAAATGGCAATGCCATCAAAATGACAAGCATTGAAATCGCTGAGTTGGTGGGTAAGCGTCATGACAATGTGAAACGTACCATCGAAACGCTGGCTAAAAATGGTGTTATCCGGCTTCCTCAAATTGAGGTTTCCGGAAAAATCAATAACTTAGGGTTCAATGTTCAGTACGAGCATTACGTCTTCGAAGGCGAACAAGGTAAGCGAGACAGTATTGTTGTTGTTGCCCAGTTGTCGCCAGAGTTCACCGCCCGCCTTGTTGACCGCTGGCGAGAGCTTGAAGAAGCTGCGGTTAATATCCCCAAAACGCTACCGGAAGCGTTGCGCCTTGCTGCTGACCTTGCTGAGCAGAAAATGCAACTGGAAAACCAGCTCGCAATTGCCGCACCTAAAGTTGAGTTTGCCGATCGCGTTGGCGAGGCCAGCGGAATTTTGATTGGAAACTTTGCAAAGGTTGTTGGAATTGGTCCAAACAAACTGTTTGCGTGGATGCGCGATCACAAAATCCTTATTGCTTCAGGTTCCCGGCGCAATGTGCCAATGCAGGAATATATGGATCGCGGCTATTTCACAGTGAAAGAAACAGCGGTCAACACAAATCACGGGATACAGATATCGTTCACCACAAAAATCACCGGGCGTGGTCAACAGTGGCTGACCAGAAAGCTTCTCGATAACGGAATGCTGAAAGTAACCGGGGAGGCTGCTTAATGGCTAACCTACGCAAAGAAGCACGCGGCAGAGAATGCCAGGTACGTATTTACGGCGTATGCAATGGCAACCCTGAAACTACAGTTCTGGCACATTACCGGATGGCTGGAATTTGCGGAACGGGAATGAAGCCTGACGACCTGATCGGCGCATGGGCTTGTAGCGCGTGTCACGATGAAATCGACCGACGCACCCATAATCTCGACAACAAAGACGCCAGGCTTTACCACCTCGAAGGCGTGATCAGGACGCAGGCGATACTGCTGAAGGAGGGGAAGATTAAGCCATGAACGAATATCAGTTTGTGCTTCCATACCCGCCGTCGGTGAATACCTACTGGCGAAGACGGGGAAGCCAATACTACATCAGCGATAAAGGCCAGAAATACCGAAAAGACGTTCAGAAAATCATCCGCCAACTCAAGTTAGATATTTTCACCAAATCACGACTCCGCATCAAAGTCATCGCAGACGTTCCAGACTTCCGCCGCCGCGACCTCGACAACATCCTGAAAGGTTTACTCGACTCCCTTATCCACGCCGGATTTGCGGAAGACGACGAGCAATTCGATGACATTCGCGTAATTCGTGGTGTGAAAGTACCAGGCGGACGGCTTGGAATAAAAATCACCGAACTGGAGAACGCATGAACGCCACAATTCAAACGATACCAGAGCTTCTTATCCAGACACGAGGAAATCAGACCGAAGTGGCGAGGATGCTTTCCTGCGCAAGAGGAACAGTGCTCAAGTACAACCGAGACAGCAAAGGTGAGCGTCACGTAATAGTTAACGGCGTCCTGATGGTCAAACAGGGCAAGAGGGGAAGACGATGAGCATAAGAGAACTAAACCTCACCAAAGAACAGCACGATTGGCTGAATGGCTGGCTTGAACTGTGGGGTGCATGGGTTTACTCAGGTCGCCTGGAAAAGCGCATGAGCAGCGTAATAGCGAAGTTCATGGAGAGCGTAGAGCCGGGAAGAGTTATGACCAGGCCAATGTGCAATGATGATGATGGAATGTTGATTTCTCAGGTCGTCGATTCCGTCATGTACATTGACAAGAAAGCCTTTGGCATCCTCCTCAGCTACTACGCTCATGGTTCATCTAAGCGAGCAATTGCATCCTACTATCACGCGACTGCAAAGCCACGCAAGATGTGTGGACGTGGTGGCGAGGGATGGAGAAAACCTTCACTGGCAACCTGTAGAAACGAAATTGACGACATCCTGAAAGCGTCATTATTTGTTTTATACCAGCCAATGCAAAATGCTTTCAAAATGCGTAAACGTGTTGAGAAAGTTAAGCATGTTGCTGTTAAAAGCCTTGACATGCAATTATCCATTTAGCCATAATGTTCACATATGCTGCTGCTTTTGCATTCAGCAACCATCACAAGCCCACCTCCTGTGGGCTTTTTTGCATTCGCGTGCAATCAAAACAAGAGTCTTAGTGATATGGGCCTGAGATATGGTGGTGGAAACATCGCTCCGCTCTTGGCTGTCATATCTACGCGAACAGGCTCTATCCCTAAGGTAAAGCGATGAAAGAAATAAAATTAACGCCAGAAATGGTGCTTTCTGTTGTTGATTACAATCCATCATCAGGCGACTTTCACTGGAGATGGAGGCAGGGGAGAGAGAGGACCACTTTGACATGGAACTCTCGTTTTGCTTTCAAGAAATGCTCATCAATAAATTCTGATGGGTATTTAATGATTATGATTAATGGTAAAGCATACCCTGCTCACAGACTGGCATGGTTGATTGTTTATGGCACCATGCCCGATGGTTTTATTGATCACATCAACAGGGTAAGAACAGATAACCGGATATCAAATCTTCGTCTTGTCACTCATTCCGAAAATATGCAAAACAGGAAAATTCAGAAGAATAATAAATCTGGATACCGTGGCGTGTCTTGGGATGCTAAGTACGGGAAATGGAGAGCAAGAATTAATGCGTCTGGAAAGTGTATTAACCTTGGATACCATGACACTGCCGAACTTGCCGCTGCGGCTTTTGAGGCAGCCAGAATGAAATATCATACCGTTTAAAGATGTAAGCTGCCGTTAGTGACTCTTAAGTTGCAACGGTGGCTTTTTTGTTACCGCAACAGGTAAGCTGCCTGACGATTGAACCGCTACGCGGGGCGTTCGTGTTGTGAAACAGGCAGCTTTCCGTTGTGGTGAATGCGCAGGCTGATGCGCTAACTCGCGTGGGTTCCGGTGGTTACACCGGGTAGGCAGGGATTAACTGACCTGCATCCGTAGATGAAAAGGCTAGCGGCCACAAGACACGGGGAATCATCAAGCCGGAGATCAGCACCGGCCACCACAATCAAATAACTCCAAATATTTAAGGCTCGCTTATCGCGGGCTTTTTTCGTATTAGGCCACAGGCAATCAATCACAGATGAACCCTCGCATTCTTTGCCTTGCTGGCCTTTCCTAACTACACCACAGCCGACCACGGTCGGAGAGCTCAATATGGCAATGGAGTTTCTTACCAAAGAGTTTTTTATCGGCGCTGGTAGCTCTGTTGCCACAGCTCTGGCTGGCGCGATGGCGTTCAGTCGTTATTGGGTTAGCAACAGAGCCCGGAACGCTAACGACACACAACAAATCGACATGCTTGACAGGCAAGAGCGCGGTCTCGACAGGCTCGAAAGAGAGAATCAGGAGCTGCGTAAGCTCTTGCGTGAGCGGGATGAAGAGATACGCAAGTATTTTGAAGAGTTAGCCCGCTCCAACGCTCGCCTTGAAGTCATCGAAAATCAGCTTTCCTTCGTCAAGCAACAGAATGACCGCCTCACTGAAGAGGTGAAAAACCTAACTGAATCCAATCAAAGCCTGGCGGCGGAAGTCACGCTTTTGCGCGCAGCGCTGGGAGCACAGAAATGACAGGAACAGCTAATCAGATCCCAGAGCAGGATTCTCGAAACCTGCTGAGGCGAAGCCTCCCATGGCTGATAGTGATTGTTACTGCCGTCGGCATTTTCTTTGGTGGGGTTACATCGGGTTATTTCATGTTTCGGGCAGAGAGTTTGCAGCGAACAGAAAAACGCGATCGAACAGTAAACGAAATAAAGCAGAAGCTCGACAGCCTTCCGCAGCAGACCGCAGATAAGACGGCGGACAAGGTGAAGCAGGTAGTACAGGAGGATGAAGATAAATGAACCAGATTATCCAGATCCTGAACTACGAAGAAGGCTATCGTGAAAAGCCGTACATCGATACTGAGGGATACCCAACAGTAGCATGTGGCATCAAGATTGGCCCGAAAGGTGCCCAGGTCAGTAACTACACGTTCACAGTTCCTCGTGCTGTAGGCGACGTATGGCTTCAGGTATTCGTTGATAACGTTATTAAGGAATGCCGAAACAACCCTGCCATTAACAGCGCACTACAGGCATGCAATCCGGCCCGCGAAGATGTTCTTTACTCCATGGCGTATCAGATGGGCGTTTCCGGTCTCGCTGGATTCAAAAACACGCTGGCGATGATTGCTAACGGTGATTTCAGCGGTGCTGCCTCAGGAATGCTGAACAGCAAATGGGCAAGACAGACCCCAAGCCGGGCCCGCCGTCACGCTGATGTTATGCGCACCGGTAATTACGACATCTACAAAGGCATCATCTGATGGACGCGTTCAGCATGCTTCGCGGCGCAAGCGGCAACATCTCTTTCAGTCGCACGCAGGCCGCCATAGCGTTTCTGGTTTGCTGCGGTGTAGTGAGCTGGCAGGCATACAAGGGAACTCTCTCCGATGTCACTTTCGGCCTTTTCTTTGGCTTTGCCACTGCCGGATACATCGGTGCCAAGTCTATTGCCGCCAATAAAGACATCAAAGAGCAGCAAATCGACAAAGGCATTCCGCCGGAGGATAAGCCATGAGCATTGAATTCATCCTTGGCATTGTTGGTGCGGTCGTCATGGCTATTGCCGCGGCTTTTGGCATTGGGCACTCGAAAGGGAAGTCGAAAGCAGAGCAGAAAGCTGTAGAGCGGGAAACCGAGATTAAGCTGGAAGCCGAAAAGGCTGTAGCCAACCGCCAGACCACAACCGCCAAAGAGGCATCCGATGTTAAAGACACTGTTTCCCGCATGCCTGCTAGCGCTGTTGACGACGAGCTGCGCTCAGAGTGGCTCAACAAGAATTGAGGTGGTCGATACCGCCTGCACATGGGTAAAGCCGATTCTGGTAACGGAAGCTGACATCCTCTCCATGGATGATCGCACCAAGCGTGCAATTCTTGCCCACAACAAAAGCTGGAAAGCTAACTGCGGAACGGAAGCCACTAAATGAGCGGTTATTCCATTTACAACATCATATCCGGTGGCTGTATCGGCGCACTAATCATGACGCTGTTCATGTGGCGGCAGGAGAAAAGGCACAGAGCAGAGCTAACTCGCATTCGCGAGGAGCAAATCAAATCTCAGCAGCAGGTTATCGCCGAGATTAAGTCCATTTACCGCAATGCCAAAAGGTAACCGGACAAACCCCAAGAAGATTCACCATCAGCAACAAATCAATATCAGCCTCGCAATAGCGGGTCTTTTTTATGTCCGCAGTAAAACGCGCGTCGCAGCGCATAACATTCCCGAGTCTTTCAGAAAGCTGAGCCTGAGAACTGCCGTATATGGTGGCGACCATCTCGGGGCGGCTTTTCTGTGCGAACAGGCTCAACTTTCTAAAAGGTAATCGCCATGAAAGAGATGATCTCCGTAGAACGTGAAGTGTCCATGAGCAGCCTGGACTTCCTGAATAGCATTATTAACCCGGCCCGCGTAGAAGCCGGCGAAACACCTCATGAGCCACGTAAGTTCCTGGCAAAAATTGAGGATGAGCTGGAGCTGGACGGAACCGGAAAAAAATTCCGGTTAAACAATAACCACACTCAAACAGCTTATTACGATCTCGACTTTGACCAGATGATGCTGGTAGGCATGAGAGAGTCAAAGGCTGTAAGGCGCTCAGTGCTGGCAAAGCTTAAAGTGATGCACGGCCCGCAGATTCCGCAGACGCTTCCCGAAGCACTTCGTCTCGCAGCAGACCTCGCAGAGCAGAATGCCCAACTGGAAAGCAAGCTCGCTATTGCCGCGCCTAAAGTCGAATTTGTTGATCACTACGTCGAGGCAACAGGCGCGATGGGCTTCCGTGAGGCAGCGAAACTGCTCAAGGTGAAAGAAACGGACTTCCGGTTGTTCCTGATTGAGCAGGGCATCATGTATCGCCTGGCCGGAAAACTGACACCCTATGCTCAGCATCTCGATGCCGGCCGCTTCACCATGAAAACCGGAGAGAACCAGAACAACGGCCATGCCTTCACTCAGGCCAAGTTCACTCCGCGTGGTATCCAGTGGATCGCCTCATTACTGGCGGGCCACAAGCTTGATGACCAGGCAGCCTAAGAAGAGGTGAGAGCCACTTTCACAACGGCTCTCCATTACAAAGCTTATCCACGGGTGGGCTTGATAATGTATTTAAAGTTTTTTGTACTTTGGCCGATCAGATTGTGTGGTTACTTCTAACGAGGGAAAGCAATGGCTAAGGCAACTGTTTCATGCCCACACTGTGGTGGCACATCAACTTATGATGTAGGTATTTCAGAGGGTGATGGTTCAAGTGGAAAAAAATGTCCGCAGTGCAAAAAACATTTAGTAATTCATTTTCGTAAAGGCTCTGTTTATAAGGTTACATCTTAAACAGTCTAAAGAATAATCAAACCGCCTTCGGGCGGTTTTTTATTGGAATAAATATGGCAAAGCTTAGTGTCGAAATCATTCATCCAAAAAATGCTGATGTGAATGGTGTGCTGGCAGAGGTTGAGCGCAAGTATGCAGGTAAACCAGCGACGTCAGCCGTCATCGAAGAGGTTGAGCGAGAAGCCGCCCGGTTGATTCGTCGACTGGTTAAAACGAAAGTCACATTCATTAAGGATTAGTTATGGGGCGTCCAACCAAGTACCAGAAGGCGTACGCCGAGCAGGCCCGCAAGCTGTGTTTGCTTGGTTACACTGACGCAGAGTTAGCGGACTTCTTCGAGGTAGATGAGGCCACCATCAACAGATGGAAGATTGCCCATGAAGAGTTTTGCGAGTCCATAAAAAAGGGTAAGAGTGTTGCAGATGGCGAAGTGGCCGCGAAATTATTCCATCGCGCTACCGGATATCAGCATCCTGAGGATGACATTCGTGCAGTAGAAGGCACGATCGTCATCACCCCAACCGTAAAGCATTACCCGCCTGATACTACTGCAGCCATATTCTGGCTCAAGAACCGTCAAAGCAAAAAATGGCGTGACAAGATTGATCATGGCCTTGAGGGGCCGAACGGTCAGCCTCTTGCTGTGCCAATTTTCAACGTGACGTTTGGGAATGAAAATGACAACAGCGATGACGACGGAGATAAAGGCGCTTAAATTCGCCCCCAAATTCAAACCTCTCTTTAAGCCCATTCGCTACAAGGTATTCCGTGGAGGGCGAGGCGGCGCGAAGTCATGGGGCATTGCCCGCGCTTTGGTCATCATGGCGGCGTCAAAGAAACTCCGCATTCTCTGCACCCGTGAGGTTCAGAACTCGATCAAGGATTCAGTACACAAACTGCTGAAAGACCAGATTGAGATGCTGGGCCTCAACCCGTGGTTCCGCATCACCAACGAGATGATCACCAGCGCCTGTGGCAGCGAGTTCCTGTTTAAGGGGCTTCGGTTCGACCCACTCGGCATCAAGTCGACCGAGGGCGTAGATATCTGCTGGGTAGAGGAGGCGCAGTCGGTATCTGCCGATTCGTGGGACATCCTTATCCCGACCATCCGAAAAGAAGGCTCGGAAATTTGGGTGTCATTCAACCCTGGCGAAGAAACGGATCCGACATACCAGCGATTCGTCGTTAATCCGCCAGACAATTGCGTCACGGTTGAAGTTAATTACTACGACAACCCCTACCTACCGGATACGCTCCGCAAAGAGATGGAGTACTGCAAACGCATCGATTACGAGGCGTACGAGCATATCTGGCTGGGTAAGCCGAAATCCATTTCCGAGGCTGTAATATTCAAACGTCGTTATAAGGTTGAAGCGTTTCCGGACGACTTGTGGCAACAGGCAGACCGCCTGTTCTTCGGTGCCGACTTCGGTTTCGCCAATGACCCCAGCACGTTAATACGAATGTTCATGCTCGAAAACAAGCTCTATATCGAATATGAGGCATACGGGGTAGGCGTCGAACTGGATGAGATGCCGCAGTTTTACGACTCGATACCAGAAGCGCGACGCTGGCCTATTAAAGCCGATAACGCACGGCCTGAAACCATCAGCCACATTGCCAGAAAGGGATTCAGTATTGATGCCGCAGCTAAATGGAAAGGTAGCGTTGAGGATGGTATTGCCTACCTGAAAGGGTTTGAGGAAATCATTATCCACGAACGCTGCAAGCATACCGCCGACGAATTCCGGCTCTACTCCTACAAAGTCGACAAAAAGACCAATGAAATTCTCCCGGTCATCGTCGATGCTCACAACCACTGTATAGACGCCATTCGCTACGGTCTGGACGGTTATATCACCAGTTCCGATAGCCTTGGCACCTGGGCGCAACTTGGCAGAGGCTGAACATGTCCGAAACACAAAGCGTGTCGCAGCCTGTACCGACGCGTGACAGCTATGAAAACTTCGTCGCCCGCATGGGCGTCAACGAATCAAACCAGTCAGGCGCCGGCACCTACAAAAATAACTGGACGTCACGCAACCGCCTCCTCATTGAACAGGCCTACCGTTCGTCCTGGCTGGTTGGTGCTGGCGTCGATGCTATCCCTGATGACATGACCCGCAAGGGCGTCACCATCACTTCGAAGCTGGAAGGCGGGCGCAAGAAGAAGCTGGATAACGTATGGGATGAGATGGGGTTGTGGGAAGCACTCAACGATACCCTGAAATGGGCGCGCCTGTATGGCGGTGCGGTAGGCGTCATCCTGATTGACGGGCAGAACTACTCCACGCCGCTACGCATTGACGCTATCGAGCCAGGCGCATTTAAGGGCGTCATGGTAATGGATCGCTGGATGCTCAACGCGACCACCGAGCGCCGGGTAACTGAGCTGGGACCAGACTTTGGTATGCCAGAGTTTTACCGGGTGGTTACCTCTGCTACGGGCATCCCGCCGTGGCGCATTCATCATTCCCGGCTAATTCGCTTCGACGGTATCCCACTGCCTTATCAGCAGCGCCTGACAGAAAACGACTGGGGGATGTCGGTAATTGAGCGCTGCTTCGATCGCCTGATGGCATTCGACAGCACAACAACCGGCGTAGCTCAGCTGATTTACAAAGCTCACCTGCGCACGTACAGCATCAAAGACCTGCGTAAATTGCTGGCATTTGGCAAAGATAATGCCGCGTTCAAAGGCCTGATGGCGCACATGGACATGATTCGCCAGTACCAGAGCAATGAAGGTATGACGATCATGGACGCCGAAGACAAGTTTGAGGCGCACACATATTCGTATGCCGGATTAAGCGATGTACTGGCGCAGTTCGGGCAGCAGGTATCAGGGGCTTTCGGTATCCCACTGGTGCGCCTGTTCGGGCAATCACCGGCTGGTTTCTCAACGGGTGATACTGACCTCGCAAACTACTACGACAACGTGTCCACACAGCAGGAGCGAAAACTCCGGCGCCCGGTTCGCAAATTGTTCGAAGTGCTGCACATGAGCCTGTTCGCTTCGCCGTTACCGGATGATTTCTCATTCGAGTTTAACGAGTTGTGGCAGACGCCAGACAGTGAGCGAGCTGATACCGCTACTAAGGTGGTGGCCGCAACTGTTCAGGCTGTGGATGCAGGCCTGATGACCGAAAAAGCCGGGGCGCAGCATCTGCAGGAAACAGCACGCATTACCGGCATCGGGGCAACCATCAGCGACGAGGATATTGATAATGCCAGTGACATCCCGGCGCCGACAGAGAAAGACCTCGATAACGTCGAAGCCACCGAATCTGAAACGGGCCGAGAGCCAGCTGCGAACACAACTACGACAGATAGCGCGTACGGTGGGCGCAATAGTCGAGGGTTCTTACGATGGTTCAAATGACAGCGTAACGGACATTCTCGACCGGCTTGAGCGATACGCTGACCTGATTGAACCGTGGTCTGAGGCGGTCTCTAAGCGTCTCATCAGCACGCTGGAAATTGCCGACGATGCTATGTGGCGTGAGCGCTCTTATCAAATCTCTGCAGGCCTTCGTGAACTGATGGCAGGCAGTCAGGGGCAGATTACCCGCAGCATCATTGAAGAGCAGGTGAAACTGTTCAAGTCATTGCCGCTGCAGGCCGCTGACCGTGTTTATGACATTCATAATCAGGCGATTGAGGCCGTTGTTGCTGGTAAGCGCTCCAGTGAGCTGAAGCAGGAAATCATGCGCACTGGCGAAGTGACTGAGGCGCGGGCCCGCACCATTGCCCGCACTGAGGTTGGTCGGGCATCAACAGCAATCACCCAGGCGCGCTCAACTGCAATAGGCTCTCAAGGCTATATCTGGCGCACCGCTGAGGACAGCGACGTGCGCGATTCTCACCGGCACATGAACGGGAAATACGTTGACTGGGCAAAACCGCCAACGCTCGACGGTATGACCGGCCACGCTGGCCAGTTCCCAAACTGTCGGTGTTATGCAGAACCTGTCGTTCCCGAGGATTAACGATGCAATATTTCTATACCACCCGCCTCGGCAACACTCGCTATGAGATGGCCGATGGCTCTCTGTTGTGCAAAGACGTCCCCATCGCCCGCACCGGCTCGCAGGTTTATGACGAAAGCGAGTTGCCTGGCATCATTGGTGATGAGGACGGAGAGATAGTCGTAACCCGCGATGCAGATGAGGTATTCAGACCGGAAACGCTCGCTTCATTCGAGGGTATGGCGTTCACGCTGGGCCATCCAAAAGACATGGTTAACCCGGGGAATTGGAAAGACCATGCGCATGGACATATTCAGAACGTCCGGCGCGGAACTGGTGACCAGTCCGATTTAATGCTGGCAGACATTCACATCAAGACATCCGAAGCCATTCAGGAAGTGATGAATGGTCAGGATCAGATATCCATGGGCTACGACGCAGAGTATGAGCAGATCGGCCCTGGAAAAGCCCGACAACACACAATTATTGGTAACCACTGCGCGAGCGTTCCTAACGGACGTGCAGGCATTCGCTGTTCAATTGGAGATAGCATATCAATGGCAAACAAAAGACAGGGCTGGCTTACCCAGCTGAAACGGGCAATCAAAACCAAGGATTCCGCCACCATGGAAGAACTGGTCGAAAACGCCCCCACAGAACTGATTGAGCCGGAACTGGATTTGCCACGCGCGCTCAATATTACGATCAATCCCGCGCAGCCGCTGCCACCGAATAAAGAGCTCGGCGGCCTGACCACCGATGAAGGTGAAAATGGCGGCGCGCAGACTAACAGCGAGCTTGAAGCTAAAGTAGACGCGCTGGCGCTTCTGGTTCAGCAGCTGATCAACCCGGCCTCTACGGCAACCGTCGACAGCGACGACCCGGAGGAGAAGGAAGAAAAAACCCGAGCAACGACCGATGCTGCTTACCATCAGGGCGTCGTGGCTCGCGCTGAGCTCATCCTTCCGGGCGTTAAGCTGCCAGAAGGCGGTAAGTTGGCGGCGTTCAAGCGCTCCACTATGGACGCGGCTTTCAAGACGCCAGAAGGTAAGTCGCTGCTTACTCCGCTGGTTGGAACTTCGCCGGACTTCGCCAAAATGCCCAAGGCAACGCTGGATGCGGTATTCGTGTCCGCAAGCGAAATTGCCAAGGCGCGTAACAGCGCCCCGGCAACCACCGGCCACGCATCCTTCTACGACGCATCAAACAAAAACTCTCCGGCTGCTCTGAATAAGGCATTCGCCGCCCACTGGAATAAATAAGGGAAAAACCCATGGTTGCATACCTGTACCGGATGCCAGTCGGCATCGCCGGGGCTATCTCACGCCCGCAAGACCTGACCACCGAGCCGGTGATTCTGGACTCAACTAACACTTTCAGCGCTTATGGTCTCGCCGGCAAAAACAGCGCTGATGGCAAATTCATCCCGCTGGCAGCGTCAGACGCGGCGACAGTCATTACCGGCCTGTACGTTCGTCCTTATCCGACTACCTCAACGCCTGACATGGTTCGCCAGGTCGGTTCCGGCAAGAACTTCACTGGTGACGTGATGAAACGCGGTTACATGACCGTGAACATCGGCGGCACAGCGGTGAACCTGACTAAAGGCGCACCGGTTTATGTGCGTAATGCCAACCCAACCGACGCTAGCCCGCTGGGCGCAATTCTGGGCGCAGAAATCACTGACGAAACCGTCGTGCTGCCGAATGCCGTTTTCACTGGCGCAGGCGATGCCGCTGGCAACGCTGAAATCGCATACAACATCTAAGGGAACCGCTACATATGTTAACTTTTGACCAAGCCACCGTTGACGGTACTGGCGCTTTCCTGGTTGGCGAGCTTGAGCGCCTCGATCAGGAACTGAATATGCCTCTGGTGGGGTATACGTGGTCGCGCGATATTCAACTGCGCGAAGATGTATCTATCGCCGATGACATCAGCTCTTTCACCAACTCCACATTTGCTGCTGCTGGCACGCCAAATCCGAACGGTAAAAACTGGATCGGCAAAGACTCAACCGCCATTGCTGGCCCGAACGTCGATATCGCAAAAACTGGCTTCCCGCTGACCCTGTGGGGCATGGAGCTGGGATGGACAGTCGTCGAGCTGGCAGCTGCTGCAAAAGTCGGTCGCCCGATCGACACGCAGAAGTACGACGCGATGCAGCTGAAATGGAATATGGACACCGACGAACAGGTTTATCGTGGTGACAGCCAGCTGGGCGTGAAAGGACTCACTAACTATAACGGCGCGGCTGTAACCAATGCGCCGAAAACGTGGGCAACCTCAACCGCAGACGAAATCCGGGCATCAATCAACCTGCTGCTCTCTAATGCATGGGCAGCGTCTGGCTACACCATCGTTCCACGTGATCTGCTGCTGCCGCCTGAGCAGTTTGCTCTGCTGTCCAGCATCATCGTCTCCTCCGCTGGTAACCAGTCTCTGCTGACCTATCTGCGCGAAAATACGATCGCCTTCCATCAGAACGGGGTTCCGCTGAACATCCGCGCGGTTAAATGGCTGAAAGGTGCAGGCGTCGGCGGCACTGACCGCATGATGGCTTACACCAACGATAAGAAGTTTGTGCGTTTCCCGATGGTGCCGCTGCTGAGCGTGCCGGTGCAGTATCGCGGCATTTACCAGCTGACCACCTACTACGGAAAGCTGGGCGCAGTTGAGTCTCCGTACCCGGAAACCATGGCGTATCTGGACGGCATCTAAACCAATCCGGCCCCGAAAGGGGCCAACAGGAGCTGCAAATGGCTAAGAAGACGATTCGCGTCCACACCCCATTTAATTTCACATCTGAAGATGGCACCAGTCAGCACTTTGCGGCCGGTGAGCATACCGTTGACGACAAGGTAGCGGAGCATTGGTTTGTCACCGCGCACTCTGACGTTACCGGCAAGGCAAAAGCCAGCGCCGACACGAAAGAGTTCCAGGCACAAATCGACAGCCTGACCGCGCAGCTGGCAGAGAAAGACAAAGCGCATGCCGAGTTGCAGCAGTCGGTAGCAGAAAAGGATCAGACCATCGCCGATCTGACCGCACAGCTGGCAGCCCTGCAAGCACCCGTAACTGAACCGGCAGCGGAAGGTGATGCTGATGGCAAGAAACCAAAATCTGCCGACAGTAAGTGATTTTCGCCGCGACTTCCCGCAGTTCATTGACGACACCAAATACCCAGACGCAGTAATTGAATTCCGCCTTAACCTCGCCGATATGCTGATTGACGGCTCCGCCATGGGGAACATGTTCCCTTATCTGGCAGAGCTGTTTGTCGCGCATTACATGGTACTGAATGCCGCTGATACAGCAGCAGGTGCGCTGGGTGGCGCAGGTGGCGCAACAAGCGGAGTCGTTGCATCCAAGTCGGTAGATAAAGTCAGTGTGAGCTACGACAACAACTCAACGCTCAATGCCGACGCGGGCTTCTGGAACTTCTCCCGCTACGGTGCTGAGTTCTGGCAACTGTTGATGCTCTTCGGATATGGCGGTATCCAGTTATGAAATCAGGTATTTCTGTTCGTGCTGATAAAGCGCAATCCATTGTGGACGCCCTTAAAACCCTCGCTAACAAGGATGTTCTGGTGGGCATCCCGGAGTCGAAAGACGAACGCGATGATGGCGATATCGGGAATGCGGCGATCGGCTACATCAACGAGAACGGGTCGCCGGCGCAGAACATCCCGCCGCGACCTCACCTCAAGCCTGGCGTTAAGTCAGTCGAGCAGGATTTCATGCCTCACCTGAAGGCGGCCGCACAGAAAGCACTGGAAGGCAATGCAGAAGGAGCGGTGACGTCGCTTGATCGAGCCGGGACGGTGGCGGCCAACGGGGTGAAGCGGTACATCACCATTACCGGTTTTACACCGCTGGCGGATGTCACCATCGCCAACCGACTGCGCCGTGGTCGTACCGGTAACAAACCACTCATCGATACCGGCGAATACCGTCGCTCTATCACACACATTGTGAGGGATAAAGATGCTGCCGACACTTGATGTTACTGACGTGCTGCTGTCACCTGAATTCCTCGACACAACGCTTGTGGTGAAACGCAACGAGCAGATAGTGGATAAGGATGGCTTCCCATCAAATATCACGACAGAGACGCCGTTTGGCGGTGTTGTTACGGTCGACCGGTCACTGGAAGCAAGGCGAATGCAAGCTGGGCAGGTCATCAGCGGGGCAATCCTGATTGTGACTCAGTATCACCTGACAAGTGGCAATACCGGTATTGATGCGGATGTTGTTACCTACCGTGGTCGTGATTATCGCGTGACGTTTGTCGATCCTTATACCGCTTATGGGGCCGGGTTCGTGCAGGCGCATTGCGAGTTGCTGCCATTTGATGGAGGCCCGCGTGAGTAATGACAGTACATCTCCGGGATATCTCACGCCTGTCAGTGACAGTCAGGCTTATGACGAAGCGCTTGAGCGTCAGTTAAGCCAGTGGGTTAAGGCACTATTTGGGCTTCCTGATGGCATGGTTCGGCCTCGCTGGACAGCAGTTCAGGCAGCATTGCCGGCAGCATCTGCTAACTGGTGCGGGTTCGGGATTGTCGATATATCCCCCGACAACACTCCGGCTTTCACCCAACAAACGGATGACAGCAATCAACTGTGGCGTCATGAAGTGGTCGAGTGCATGGCGTCGTTTTATGGCCCGGGCAGTCAGGGGATCGCCACCAGATTCCGCGACGGCCTGACGGTTGAGCAAAATAACGAAACACTGAATCAGGTTGAACTGACGCTTGCTGATTACAGTGGACTCACCGCATTTCCCGAACTCATCAATAACCAGTGGGTGCGCCGGTATGACATGACCGTCCGCCTGCGCCGCAAAGTTATCCGCGATTACAGCATTAAATCTCTGGTCGAAGCGCCAGTATCATTCTTTGGAGAATAACCTATGGCACAGGGCTTACCTGTATCCAACGTAGTGAACGTTGATGTGATCATGTCGCCACGCGCGGCTACTGGTCGTAACTTCGGTGCGCTGCTGATCCTCGGTTCTTCCACTGTCATTCCGGTGCAGGAGCGCGTTCGCCTTTATGCGTCCGTTGAGGACATTGGCGAGGACTTCGGAGTCGACAGCCCGGAATATGAAGCGGCGCAGGTTTTCTTCAGCCAGTCGCCGAAGCCGACGCAGGTTTATATTGGCCGCTGGGCGAAGACGCTGGCGGAAGGAGAGGCCGGGGCGGTGGAAACCTTGCTGCAGGCGGTTAATGCCTGCCTTCAGTATACCAACTGGTACGGGCTGGCAATTGCCGACAGCGCCGATCTGGTTGAGGCTGACGTGATTTCCGTTGCTGCTGCTATTGAGGCATCCAGCCTGAGCCGCATTCTGGCTGTTACCACTGCTGATGTGAATGTGCTGGTGTCCGGCAATACCGACAATATCGGCTACAAACTGAAAGCCGCTGGCTATGCCCGCACATTCTGGCAGTACAGTTCCAGCAGCAAATACGCCGCTATCTCGGCCTTTGGCCGCGCATTCACGGTGAATTTCACCGGCAACAACACCACGATCACCCTGAAGTTCAAAACCGAGCCGGGCGTGACGTACGAAACGCTGACGACCGCACAGGCGTCCGCTATTGATGCCATTAACGGTAACGTCTACGTCTACTACGCCAACGATACAGCGATTATCCAGCAGGGTGTCATGGCGAACGGAGACTTCTTTGATGAGCGCCACGGCCTCGACTGGTTGCAGAACTACGTGCAGACTAATCTGTTTAACCTGCTGTACACCTCAACCACCAAAATTCCGCAGACAGAAGCCGGTATCACCCGACTTCTTACCAATGTAGAGCAGTCACTCGACCAGGCTGTTTCAAACGGGCTTGTGGCGCCGGGAGTCTGGAATGGTGGAGACATCGGGCAGATTTCCTCAGGGGATACTCTGACGAAAGGTTATTACGTCTATGCGCAACCGCTCGCTACCCAGGCGCAGGCAGATCGCGAGGCACGTAAAGCCCCATTGATTCAGGCCGCCATCAAGCTGGCGGGCGCCGTTCATTACGCTGATGTTCAGATTAACGTTGTTCGCTAAGGGGACATAAATGCCAACTTACAGCTTTATTGACGTGTCAGCATCCCTTACCGGACCGACTGGCGTCGTTGACCTTGGTTATGGCTCTGCCAACTCTGAGGAAGGCATTACCGTCACTATGACGGAAGCCAAAAACACCATGACCACCGGTGCCGATGGTGAAGTCATGCACAGCCTGCACGCAGGCAAGTCAGGGACAATTACGGTCAACCTGCTTAAAACGTCCCCGCTGAATAAAAAACTGTCGCTGATGTACAACGCGCAAAGTCAGTCCTCTGCACTGTGGGGCAATAACGTCATTCTGATCCGCAATAAATCTTCAGGTGACATTACTACCGCACGGTCCGTCGCTTTCCAGCGCCAGCCAGACCATTCGAATGCCAAAGTCGGTAATACCGTCGCATGGGTCTTTGACTGCGGCAAAATCGACCAGATCCTCGGGGAGTTTTAACAGATGGAGTTTGAAATCAAAGGCGTTCAGTACCGCACTGCAAAACTCAGCGTTTTCGACCAGTTAAAAGTATCACGAAAGCTTCTCCCGGTTCTGGCCGGGATGATGGCTGACTTTCAGAGCATCAAGGCTGCAACACAGGGAGGCGATGTTTATAAGGCGATGGAAACGGCACTGCCGAAAATTGCTGACTCGCTGGCTGACATGACTGAAGAGGATACCAACGCGATCATCTTCCCTTGCCTCTCCGTTGTCTCTCGCAAGAATGGAAATGCCTGGGTACCGGTAATGAATCAGGGTGAGCTGATGTTTGATGACATCGATCTGTTAAGCATGTTGCAGATGGTTGGTCGGGTGGTAGGCGACAGTCTGGGAAATTTTTTGCCCGCAGCCCCCGGCAGCGAGACTGCGCCCCGGTAAGTGGCCTGACCCTCGATTCGCTCCCTGATGGTGAAGATTACCTGATGCGCCCGGTAGATGCCGGGTACATCACTTATACAGCTCTGAAAGATGGGTCAGTTGACCTCGCGGACATTGCCAGGATGAACGACTGGCTGGATATCAAAGCAGATAACAATGCCCGCATTCGCCGCTGGGAACAGGACAACCAATGAACGCTGAAACCATTAAAGACTTCCTTGTTTCACTAGGCTTCCAGATTGACGATGCCGGGGCGCGTAAGTTTGATGCTGTCATCGCAGGAACTACCGCACAGGTTGTAAAAATGGGCGTGGCTGTCGAGGCCGCTGCTCTTTCGGTTGTTGGTTATACCGCAAAAATCGCCAGTGGGTTGGATAACCTTTACTGGGCATCACAGCGCACAGGTGCCACGGTCGCAGGCATTAAGGCTATCGGCTATGCCGCATCACAGGTTGGATCCAGTGCTGAGGCCGCACGCGGATCACTGGAAAGCCTGGCCCGGTTCATGCGTAACAATCCCGGCGCTGAGGGTTTCCTGAACCGGCTTGGGGTTCAAACGCGTGATGCCAGCGGCAACATGCGGGATATGGCGACGATCTTTACCGGCGTCGGTCAGCGTCTTAGCAGCATGCCGTATTACCGCGCGAACCAGTACGCTCAGATGCTGGGTCTGGATGAAAACACCCTGATGGCAATGCGCCGCGGTATGGGGCAGTTCAGCACTCAATACACGCAAATGGCGAAGGCGATCGGCTTTAATGCTGACCAGGCTGCCGTAAGTTCGAACCGGTTCATGACGTCGCTGCGGTCCTTCGGGCAGATGGCGGGCCTGGCTCGCGACAAAATTGGCTCGAATCTCGCCGAGGGGCTTTCCGGCTCTATCGATACGCTGCGCAGGCAAATCGTCGATAACTTTCCGAAGATTGAACAGACCATTACCAGCGGTGTGAAAGGCATCCTCTGGCTTGCTGAGGTGATTGGCCGTGTTGTTTACCGATTGATTCAGGCAGCAGGTGATATCAAGGACTGGTGGTACTCTCTCGATAAGAGTACCCGTCATCTGATTGAAACGCTCGGCGCTCTCGTTATTGCCTGGCGATTGCTCAACAGTGCGTTCCTGATGTCACCTGTCGGGCGCATTGTAGCGCTCGGCGCGGCGATTATTGGCCTGTATGACGACTATAAAACGTGGAAAGAAGGCGGCCAGTCCCTGATTGACTGGAAGAAGTGGGAGCCTGAAATCCGCAATGCCGTCAAAGGTGTTAATAACCTGAAGAATTCGGTTATGACCCTGCTCGGAATAGACCCACAGACATGGACAGCCAAGTGGGACATGAGCAACCTCATGCACAACCTTGGCGATCTGGCGAAGATGCTGGATGGCATTGCGCGTCTGCTGAATGCCATTAAGGATGGCAGATGGAAAGACGCATACGCGATTGGCCGTGAGTTACTGAGTCAGGGGCAGGGAAATCCTGATGCTTTACCGGTTGTATCTGACAGCGCAAACGGAGCGGCTGACTGGGTGAAGAATAAGTTTGGTTTTGACCCGCGCAGCATTGGACGCTGGTTTAAAGGCGAAGGAAACCTCCCTGACAGGAACAACAATCCGGGCAATCTCCGCTCCGTCAGCACCGGAGGATTCAGGTCTTTCAGTTCGGCTATCGAAGGCTGGGAGGCAATGCGGAACCAGTTGATGCGTTATTTCACCGGTAAAACCACCGGGAAGGCGCTGAAGTCTGTCGCCGATATCGTTTCGACATGGGCGCCATCCAGCGAAAACGACACAGGGAAATACATTGCTGACATTTCTAAGTGGATGGGTGTATCACCGACAGCAGCCTTAAACCTGTCCGACCCCAATACGATGGCTATGCTCATGCAGTCTATGGCCCGCAAAGAGGGATATTCGAACTGGAATAGCCCACTTGCCCATCAGGCTGCTGGAGCGACGTTAAATCAGAATACCGTTATCAACATTTCTGGTGTCAGCGATCCGAGAGAGGCGGGGAACATCATCGCCGGTAAGCAGGCAGGGGTTATGGCTAACGGTATTCAGCAACTTCAGACAGGGCCGCGATAATGGATATTCTTTCCACGCTGTTTCAGCAGCAGAGCCGGAAAATCGGAATAATGGTGCCGAGTGTAGTTGTCAGCGAGAAGCACAGCGATACGCTGGAAATTACCGAGCACCCTGTTGAAAAGCCCACGTCATCCGGCGCGGGCTTCGTTGCGGATCACGCCTACCGTCGCCCCAGCGAAGTTGTTATGGAGGTTGGCTTTGCTGGTGGCGGATCGCTGCTGGACTTGCTCGATACCAGCAATATCGGTATCAGCCTGGGGATGTCGCCTAAAGAGGTGTACGCCTCTTTTCTGGAAATGCAGCGCAACCGCGAACTGCTGGACGTCATCACAGGTAAGCGGCAGTACAGCAACATGCTTCTGCGCACGATAGAGGTCACTACCGATAAGACAACTGAAAACGTCCTGTCGGTGGTGCTGACGCTTCGTGAGCTTATTCTTACATCGACGACGACCGTGCAGGTTGCGGACAAAAACGATATGTCGCAGGGCGTGTCCACGTCCGCCACGCAGAACGCCGGAGTTAAATCGCCTGTGCCAAAAAATGAATCACTGCTTTCGCAGATAGCAGGGGGGATCGGGCTGCAATGAGCATCAGCGAAATTCCGCTTTCAGCAGATAACCAGAACTTCGCCATTACCATTGCAGGCACGCAGTACCGCATGCGTCTGGTGTGGCGTGATGAATTCTGGTGCCTTGACCTCCTTAACAGTGATGAAACACCAGTTGCGTTATCGCTTCCCCTGCTGGCTGGTGCTGATCTGCTGGCTCCTTACGCTTACCTTAACCTGGGTTTTTCCCTGTTTGTGAACAGCGATACCGAGGGGCAGGAAAACCCGACGAAAACCGATCTTGGCCTCTACAGCCATTTGTATATCGTGACGGAGTAACCATGTCGCAAAACTGGATTCGACATTTTGAGCTGCAAATTGTCAATGAGAACGGCACCGGGATCATCCTGTCAGATTTCAAAGTGACATTCCGCATTGAATGGGCTGATACGCGGTTTCCGCGCGTGGCGAACGTAAAAATTTACAACGTGTCGCCTGAAACGCAGGCCCGTATCATGGGCGACGAGTTCAGCAAAATACGCATTATTGCCGGGTATGACGGCGCGATGCCGGTTGTGCCGGCCAGTGATGTCGGCGTGGCGCGCCCGGTTTCCGAAAAGGATATCGGGCAGATCAATGGTACGAACTACGGTCTGATTTTCACCGGCGATATACGGTTTACCATCAACGGCAAAGACAACATCACCGATAGCTGGGTGCTGGTGCAGGCTGCCAGCGATTACAATGCGTTCCTGTTCGCCAGCACCAAAACCACGCTAGCCGCCGGGTACACGACGAAAGACCTGCTCGACCTGACGATGAAGGGTTTCAACCCTTACGGCGTCACGCCGGGCATTATCGGTGATATGCCGACAACGGTATTTCCGCGCGGGTTGCCGCTCTATCACTCAAACCGCGACATCATGGATGACATCGCGAAGATGTGCGGCGGTACGTGGCAGATGGTCGACGGTCAGGTGCATGTCGTGCCGTCGGATAAATACGTTCAGGAGGCGATCGTACTGAACTCTGATACCGGACTGATCGGCATGCCGCAGCAGACGATGGGCGGCGGCGTAAATGTGCGCTGTCTGATTAACCCGAACATCAAAATTAACGGTCTGGTGCAGATTGACCAGGCATCAATTTACCGCACCGCGCTGGGTAATAACGAGGTGGCCAGCACACCGGGGAGAGTGACCGAGCAGAACGTTAACGGCAACCTTACCGCAGCGGGGAATGGCACACTGCAAAACCCCGCCAGCATCGCCGCTGATGGTGTTTATATCGTCAAGGCGATTGATTATACTGGCGAGACGCGGGGCCAGCCGTGGTACATGGATATGATGTGTCTGGCGCGCGGGGCGGCTGATTTCCTTAATCAGTCGGCATCGCTTAGAACTGCAATTCCTGGGGCGTAATTTCAACCAAAATGAAAAAGCACAGCTTTGTAATGCTAACTTTATTTTTGCTCTTGGCTGGATGCGCAAAATCTGTAGGTGTTAATCGATCGGAAACAGCGGGACAAAATCCACGGCTATCGATTGCCAAGGACGCACCTCAACCGATAAAGGCTAAAATCGTTAGAGAAGAAAGGCCTGTTGAAGGGCTGGAAGATGCATTCAAAGGTGCGCAGTATGCAAACTTTCGTAGTGCATTCAAAAAGCTCCATTTTTTTACAACAGATCCGGACAAACAAACGCTTCAAAGCGTCTATGTTAAAGTCGGTGGTTATAATCTGACACTTAACCAAATTATCATTTCGATAAAAGAACAGATAGACGAGTGCAAAAGGGTGTCAGCCTATACGGGCGAGAACATTGAGCAGGCATGCATTGATCGTGTTGGTTCTGGTTTGACTCTATTCGCAGTAATGTTGGATGATCCGGGCACCCCTGGAACCACTAAAAAAGCAGCACTTGGAGAAGCAACTATAAACAGAGTTGTTTATTTTGAGCATGCAGCCAGACTGGCGAAGATGCACAACGCCATGTGCGAAAAACAAAATAACTATGGCTATGCCAAAATGGTAACTATTTCTGTGCCATGCAGTGGGTTCAAAGGTGTAGGTATGTAAGCTATCCTCAACGTCCAGTTGGTGCAGGCCAATATGAACGCGCCGCGCGTGTATGGGACGTATGATTGTGTGAAGGTTAAGTAACAAATTTGCCTCTTCTTATTGACGTTTTGCCGTTGAAAGCGCACTTTTTCACTTGCCGGGATCTCAACATCTCACTAAACTTTGCGAAAATTTATCCGATAGATAAATATTAGCAGTGTTTGTTTAGTCGATTATCGACTTCAAGGGGAATTAAAGCATGGCTTTGAGCTACGCTTTCGCGTTGGCAGCAATAACGCAACAAATCAACAAGATGCAGGAATCTGTAAACGGTGCGTTTAAACCGTTGATCTCTACAGTCGCCTGTGAAGCCCCTCGCCGCCTTGATACTGAAGAGGCATTCCGTCGTTGTACAGCTATTGCCCAGCGTTCTCAGGCGCTCGAAGAGATGGCAAGAGAGGGTATGCAACATTTACAAACTCTTCGCCAGTCTCATGCAGGTTACGATGCGGAATCCGTAGCGGTTATTCCTCATCTGGAGGGGCTGGCAAAAGCTAGCCGCAGTGCCAAATTGCACCTGTTAGACATGTTTGCGGAGGCTGAGAAATCTGCAATGTGGCAGGGCAGTAACTTTTCTATGCTTAAGCCGCTTAAAAAGAAATATGTCAGGGCGCTTACGGCTATTGAGAACATAGCTATCCAAATGGCCGCAGAACTCAGGCAGCGCCAGCCATTCTCTGGTGAATTGGTTGCTACCGATATCTCTCGCAAAGATGCTATAGACCTAATTAAATCATCTCACGCTATGCATGGTGCCGAGCCTCCTAAATGGATGTGAAATGGCAAAAGTCAGCATAACTGAGAAATTACAACATAAAGCAGCTGCACATCGTTTTGCTCAAAACCTAGCTCAAAACTTGGCAAGTGATACCCAATTCTGGTGCTTTGGTTCACATGGCGGGTTCGAAAAAAACTACGATGCTATGGCTGCCAATATTAGAAAGATCCACGTAAAACTTGAGGGCGATGCTCCCTGGCCTCCTGAGTATTCTTTGAGCGAAAGGACTTGTAATAATTACTTGGTCTATGCTCAGCATCTTTATGAAGATGAACATTATCAAATACTTGCATTAATTTCGCCAGATGCGCATCAGGTTATTGATAGGATGCTCCCGTCCATAATCAAACTAGCCGAAGAGACTTTTATTGAGTTGCCACTGGAAGAATTAAACAAGCTTAAAACTTATACTGCCTAAACCCGCCACTGAGCGGGTTTTTTATTGCCCGGAGTTTCCCCCTATGCCAATTCCTCTCTCGTCGCAAATCAGCGGCGATCAGCAATTCATGCTCGCAATTCAGCAGGCTATCAGCGCAGGAATCCGCGTGGCGCTTCCCGGAACGGTAGTTTCGTTCGATGCTGAGTCGGTGACGGCTGTCGTACAGCCAGCAATTAAGGGCTACGAACCAGACGCCAACGGCAATCAGGTTTCGATCTCAATGCCGCAGCTCGTCGATGTGCCGGTGGCATTCCCGCGCGGCGGCGGCTGTACGCTGACGTTTCCGGTGAAACCTGGCGACGAGTGCGAGCTGATTTTTAACGATCGCTGCATCGATTTCTGGTGGCAATCCGGCGGCGAACAGGAGCCGGTACACCCGCGCCAGCACCATATCGGCGATGCGATAGCGTTCCTTGGGCCAATGTCGCAGGCGAAGAAAATCAGCGGTATCAGCACTGACGCGGCTCAGTTGCGTACTGACGATGGCGCCGCGTTTGTGGAAGTGGCCGCAGGGCATGACATCACCGTCAAAACGCCTGGAAAACTGACTGCAAACGCCGACGGCGGCGCGGAAATCACCGCACCTGAAATCGTTCTAAACGGCAATGTGACCATCAACGGCAATCTGTCGCAGGGCATGGGATCCAGCGGCGGCATTGCGACAATGCATGGTCCTGTGAACGTAACCAACGATGTTACTGCTGGAGGCAAGAGCCTTATGACACACACTCACAGTGGTGTGGAGATTGGTAGCGGAAACACGGGGACACCTAACTGATGCGATATCGACGCGAAGATGACGACGGCGATTATACCTTTGGCCGGGGTGATGATACCTGGCTGATTAACTCGCCGGAAGCGGTGGCGCAGGCCATAAAAACCCGGTTCCTGCTTTGGTACGGGCAGTGGTTTCTCGATACCAAGGCTGGCACGCCGTGGATACAGTCGGTACTCGGCAAACAGAAGCCGGAAACCTACAACCTTGCCATTCGACAACGCATTCTTGAAACGCCAGGCGTGAATGCGATTAAGGCATTTGATACCACTCTCAATACCTCTTCCCGCCGCGTGATATTCACAGCGACGATTGACACCATCTACGGGACGACGACAGTCACAAGCGAGGCATAATGGCTCTCAATCTCGATACTCTGGGGCTCTCCGCTACGGTGACCGCCTCAGGGATAAGCGCGCCTGATTACCAGACAATCCTGAGCACTATTACCGGATATTTTAAGCAGATTTACGGCACGGATGCCTATCTGGAACCCGACAGCAAAGACGGGCAAATGGTGGCTCTGGTGGCGCTTGCAGTCCATGACGCCAACAATACCGCAGTTCAGGTGTACAACTCGTTTTCACCATCTTCTGCCATGAGCGATGCTCTGACACGGAATGTCAAAATTAATGGCATCACGCGTAAGACGGCGACCAATTCGACAGTAGACCTGACACTAACAGGTACACCCGGAACGCTAATCACAAACGGCTCGGTAAAAGATGCCAACGGCATAACCTGGAATCTGCCGGCCAGAGTCACAATCGGGGTCGATGGTGTGACTATCGCTACAGCGACATGCGCCGAATCAGGTGCTGTTGCCGCTGTCGCTGGCAGCATAACTAAAATCAGCACACCAACCCGCGGCTGGACAGCGGTATCAAATGCACTGGCGGCCACTGTTGGTACAGCAGCAGAGACGGATGCTGAACTGCGGATCCGGCAGCGCCAAAGCGTATCGTTGCCATCAGTGACCCCTTTCGAAGCGGTAGACGGTGCCATAGCCAACATTGCTGGCGTGACGCGACACAAGCTGTATGAGAACGATAAATCTTCAGCTGATGAAAACGGGATTCCCGGTCATTCAATCGCTGCGATCGTGGATGGTGGTAATGTCACCGAGATAGCGCAGACAATTCGTGGGAAAAAAGGGCAGGGTGTAGGAACGTATGGATCAACGACTGTCACGGTACCCGACAAATACGGCAACCCTCATGACATTAACTTTTCACGATCAGTCGATGTCCCGGTTTATGTCGCAATTACTCTTAAGGTATTCACCGGATATACCACCGAGATCGGCGAACAAATAAAACAGGCTATAGCTGATTATATCAATGCGCTGACAATCGGCGATGACGTCCTGCTTAGCCGCATTTATTCGCCAGCCAACCTTGGCGTTGTAAGTGGTGGTAATGCCCGGTATTACGATATTCACGAACTGCTTATCGGTACGTCACCAGACAATGTTTTGCCAGCCAATATCGTTATAGGCTTCAACGAGGCAGCCTCCTGTAGCAAAGCAAACATTCAGATTACGGTGACGTCATGAGCAAATACACCGACCTGATAACTAACTACCACAGGGGAAAGCCCCTGTTTGTCGATCACGTTGACCTTTCAACGCGACCGCTGTCCGACACATCCGTTGCCCTACAAAAACTCATCAGCGCGTTCGACATAGACAGCGCGGTAGGCGTTCAGCTGGACGTCATCGGAGAATGGGTAGGGAGGTCGCGAATTGTCAGTCAGCCTATCTCTGGCATCTATTTTTCATGGGATACAGACGATCTTGGTTATGACCAAGGCGTGTGGCAGGGTCCATATGACCCGGATAGCGGATATACAAGCCTGAGCGATGAAACCTACAGGGTTATTCTCAAGGCGAAAATAGCCATCAACAACTGGAACGGGCAGAACGACACGCTTCCGCCAATTCTTGAAACTGCGCTGGCTGGTTCCGGGCTGAAAATGCAAATCGTAGACAATCAGGATATGACCATTTCGGTCTGGGTCTTTCCGGAAACAGATATATCAGACGTATCTCTGGAACTCATTGCGGCAATAAAGCAGGGGTATCTCACAGTCAAAGCGGCGGGGGTGTGGGCCGGGGATATCCGTATACCGTCTATCGAGGCGCCATCTCAGGGTAGTAAATTTTTTGGTTTCGACATGGATAACGAGTTTATCTCGGGATTCGATATTGGGGCATGGGAGAAAACACTTTAATGGCTAACAATGAAATAAAACCATTCGCGACGGGCGCCAATGCCAACGTGACACCTCAGGCGGAATGGGAGAATTTACCTGCTCTCTTAACCGGATTCAGTTCAGGTAAAGCATCCTCTGCTCAGGTGAATAAAGCCATTCGGCAAGCTTCATTTGTGGCGGCAACACTGGCACAGTTTATTGCTGAACAGTCAGGAGAAGATGTTCGGGATGACGGAGATCAAGCTGGGCTGGTAGCTAAAATGCTTTCAGCCATCAATAAAACCTCTCAACCTCTCGACGAAACACTTGTGGCTCTCGCTGCGCTTACTACCACTGCCAATAAGCTTCCTTATTTCACTGGCAACGACACTGCAGCCGTGACGGATTTAACCGCGATCGGCAGAAATATTATCGGGAAAGGTTCTATAGCAGATGTTCTCTCATACCTTGGATTGGGAGATGGTTCATCGTTACCCGTTGGCGTGCCGGTTCCGTACCCGTTAGCCGTACCACCAGCAGGCTGGATGAAATGCAACGGTTCGCCTTTCAACCTGACAAGTTACCCTGCGCTTGCCGCCGTGTTCCCTTCCGGGGTGCTTCCCGACCTGCGCGGTGAGTTTATCCGTGGCTGGGATGACGGGCGCGGGATTGATTCGGGGCGGGCTTTATTATCCGCGCAGCAAGGTAGCTTAATGGCGCTATCGGTCTCTGCCAACACCGATGATGACAGAATAAGTATAATGCATATCTATAGCCCGCCGAGTTATGAAGCCTTAATCAGCGGTGTGGGTATGGATTCAATGAATGGATACCAGAAGGTCTTCGGTGTTAACAAATTATCGTCAACTCTGACGGCTCCAGATACAACATCACCACTGGGTACGACTGTTACAGGTAATCCTGCGGTTGGTGGTGTAGCCAGGCCGCGAAATGTGTCGTTTAACTACATCGTGAGGGCAGCATAATGAGCGGCAAAGAAATTACATTAGATAAAAACGGCTTCGCCACGGAATCGGGCTTTATTACCGTTTACAACTACGACGGCGCGACGCGTGAATATATCGGCTCATCGTTAGAATATCTGCCGTTCGGCGTTGGCGTTCCTGCCCATTCATGCATTGATGCACCAATCAGCAAAAAGGATGGTTTCGCAATCCGCCGCAATGCTGATTCAACTGGTTGGGAATACGTTGCAGACCATCGCGGCGAAACTGTTTACAGCACTGAAACAGGAGAATCGAAAGAAATCACAGCTCTGGGTGATTACCCTGAAAATACAACCACTATCGCCCCGTTAACGCCATTCGATAAATGGGATGGTGAGAAATGGGTGACGGATACCGAGGCACAGCATAGTGCCGCAGTAGACGCGGCAGAAGCACAGCGCCAGTCACTGATTGATGCAGCAATGGCTTCCATCAGTCTGATTCAACTGAAATTACAGGCCGGACGGAAGCTGACGCAGGCAGAAACAACCCGGCTTAACGCTGTGCTGGATTACATTGACGCGGTGACGGCAACAGATACCAGCACCGCGCCGGATGTCATCTGGCCTGAACTGCCGGAGGCGTAGGCCATTCAATATCTGGCACACTGGAGGGATCAACCAGTTCCAGTGCGTCCAGATAATCCAGCCACAAATTATATTGCATCAGGAGTTTCTCGCCAGAAAGTGGCGATCATCTATGATGTTGGCGTATCGACTTTGTATAAGAGGTTTCCAGCCAGGGTTATATAAAACCGCAGACACGTCGTATGCAAGAACGCGCTGCGGCTGGCTGGTGAACTTCCGATAGTGCGAGTATTGAATGATTTCCAGCCGTTACAGATTATACTATGTTTTCAGTAGAACGCTTAGACAAAACTGAGACACGCAAGGCTTTGCACCGCTTTGCATAGCTTTGCGTTCTCTGTGCCATATTTGTGACATGCACACAGAAACAAGCTTCATCATCTTTCGTCTTGTGCCACTGACTTGAATGCTGTGAATGCGGTCAAGGCCAGTAAAAACAGTAAGTTAAATGTGGTGCTTCACATTCGTAATGCGAAGGTCGTAGGTTCGACTCCTATTATCGGCACCATCAACAGAAAATCCCGTAAAAACAGCATTCTTTAGCATGTTTATCTAACGGTTTGTAACTTCTGTTCTAACGTCTGTTAGCACTGGTAAACGCCTTTGCGTTGTATCGGCTCAAGTATTGTACAACGTACTGGCGGGTAGTTACCAGGCTCAAGCCCGAACAGCATAAGAAATTGTGCCACCCTTTGAAGCTGGAAGAGTTGCCGGACTCTCTAAACACATCACTTGAACCCTTAGCTATACATTCCGCGCTTCGTGCGGCGCATCAATGATGCTACACCTTGTGAAAGGTTGCAGAGAATAAACAGGCGTAATGTTGGGAAGACTAACCGGATCGGGAAAGAATCCGGCTCTGCCACGGCTTCGATCACCGGACTATAACGATCACCTGATAAGAGAACATGCTAAGGCTTTATCTCCCCTGCGAAGGGGGCTAAATTCAGCGGAAGCGCTACGCGCCGCCCTTTCTTATGTGCCCAACACGGCACGTAATGGTCATCTATTGTCTGCACCACTGTAACTTTCATTGTAATGTCTCTCTGCTGTACGGTAAGCCCAAGCGAACACTGGCGGATTTAGCGGAGGTGATACCATGTCAAAAGCTACGAATACAGCAGCCACTAAGCGCAACAACCGTAAGATTCATACCCGTAAATTTCTGGCAACTCCAGAGGGGAAAGCCTGGCTTGCTAAGAAGCAGGAAGAAGAGGCAGAGATTAAATTAGCGCGAGCGGCTAACGCAATGTTTTAACCTACCGATCATGCTGCTAAATGGCTTGTTTTGTCCAAAATCTGCGCTACGCTACCTTTGATTACCCACAGCAAAGGATAAAAATTATGACAAAAGTGAATCGCCACGGGTTTAACAGACACCTCAGAGTCATTTAAGATGGCTTAAAGAGAGGTGCCCATGAGCGGTAAGCGTTATCCCGAAGAGTTTAAAACTGAAGCGGTCAAACAGGTTGTTGATCGCGGTTATTCTGTTGCCAGCGTTGCAACACGTCTCGATATCACCACCCACAGCCTTTATGCCTGG